GTTTGTACCAAACTCATAGTTAGGGTCACGCCTACCATTCACAGCAACCTGTGTCTTTGCTGCTGCACGGCTAAACATCCCGCGCTCACCAGACCGGCTCTCATACAGTGAGTGCCATTCTTTCATAAACACATTCATATCAGGCACAGCTTTGTATACAGCCGAGTTATTAGCGTAAGACCTGTAGCTGTGGTTGTGCCACCAGTCACCAGACTTAGATGACCGCAGCAGATCATCGCTAAGGTTGCTGAGAGAGATAAGGGCTGAACGACGCACACCGCCTACTACTACTACTTGTGCCGTCTTACAAACAAGATCGTGACACTCTATGCTGCTTAATCGTCGTCCAGCCGCTTTAGTAAACATGTTAACTGCAAAGCGGAACAGATCATTTAATGGCTCTGGGCCAGAGGCCCGTCCCCCAAAGGTCTTTAGTCGTGCGCCAGCAGGGCGTACAAGCGACATATCCCACGTTGGGATTTGCCCTGAGTACAGCAAGGAAACCAATTCCTTGAATGCCCTTGCCCAACCAGACTTACTGTCCTTGACCTTGACTACTATTGTGCTGTCCTCGAAGTGTTCCGCTACCTCTGGCAGCTTAGTGATACACTCACGCTCAACAGAGAAGCCTACACCCGTACCGTTCATAAGGATGTACAACACCTCATCGAATGCTCTTGGGCTGTCAATAGGAAGGTAGGCACAGTTGTATGCAGCCACATTGCAACGCTCTACAGCAGTACCCGCCGTCATCAACAGCCGCATGGATGGCATGATGTCCAGATTAAGCACTGCGGTCTGCAACTCATTGCGGGTTGCAACATCAAGATCAAAGTTATTCTTCTCTTTCAACCGGCTGACCATGTAATCAAAGTACCGGGTCACGGTTTCATCCCAAGTCTCTCTGCGCTGTGCTTCATTAATCCAGCGAGAGTAACGAGAGGTGTGAATATATTTTTGGTAGGGTGTTGGTAGTACAGTCATATTACTTTCGTCCATTAATTATACTCCACTTAAATCTGGTTCTTTGTAATTAGAAGACTTCAACACTTTGCCGTCCTCCCTGTAAATTGGTTTGCCGTCATCCCCAAGCTTTGACATGTTGGACTCATGCACCCTATCAAAGATAGTGTCCATATCCCAGCCGTAATCAACGAACAACCCAGTTAAAACGTATAGAAGGTCAGCCGCCTCTTTCTTCATGTTAAAGGGCATGGGTTCAGCATAGGAGTATGAGAAAACTAAAGACAATGGAATTGCTTCCATCAACTCTTTGTACTCTTCTTCAATTAATTTTACACGCCTGTGAATAGATGGTGTTTGCTTAAAAGCATCTTGAAACTCTTTGACAGACTCGTACATTTTATTCACAGCCCAACTCCCCTTTCAAACTCTAGGTTAATGTCGTATTCTTCTCGCTTCTTTCGCAAGTAACTCAAGTACCACAGAGCCTTGTCTAAATCCTCCAAGGGCTTTCCCTTATGCTCATAGCGAGCTAGGTACTTGCTTACGTTGCCCCCAAGGTAGCCCAAGAACTTTGTCTGTGACATTGACTCTTCTATCAATTCAATTGTTTCGCGGCCCCCAACATTGTAGTGGGGCGGGCTGTTCACACTGTCACCTGTCATCATCTTCTCCGCGTAACCATTCGTCATCGATAACTCTGTTACTGAACTTGAACCCGTACTTGTTACACCAGTCCCCGTAGCTTGTCTTAGAACGTTTGTTAATCTTAGTGTTGACATTCATAAAGACAAATCGGACATCGATACTAGGGTGTTGCTTACGAAATGTCAAATGCTTTGTTCTGTCTTCAGAAGTAAAGAACCCTTTAGTTTCTATGTAGAAATTGTATTCCGGTATGTAGAAGTCCGGCGTGTAAGTTGTGGTGTTTGGTACAAACTCGTAGGCGTCAGGCTCGTAGTCAAAGCTAAGGCCCCGCTTAATAAGGTCACTTGCAAACCCAACCTCGAAGTTACTTCTGTACCTTGTACCCATTGCGTTTCGTGTCGTGCGTTTACGTCTTGACACGGAAGGGCCTGTATCTGGAGTGAAGAAGTTGAATGCCTTCTAAAAGAAACTCTTTAGTTTTTGGGCACTCGGTATTCATTGGGCTGTTAGATTCGCTGGATAAAAAATTCTGCTCAATAAACACACAGGCACCATACTTCAACACATTGATTATATTGTTTAAATCGTGCTGTATTTTTCTACAGTTTGATTCGTAGTTTTCGTCATTCCAGTATGCCTCTATAGACATAGCCGGAACTCTCTTTATTGTTATTGGCAAGCACTGTTCGTTGCCACGCTTAAATGTTTCCCCTCCTTCTTTCTTTTCATTCTCCGCGTACACAAAAAAGCACTCTTTGTTAAAGTTAATATCAGAATTAAAAATTCTGTTTACTACTAATACTGGCACTAGAGTTCTTCCGTTACATACTTGGAGTACCAGACCATAGGTGGGTTTGCCCTGCCAGAAGCAACTTTGTATTTCAATTGCGCCTTGGGCCAGCAGTGTTCTTTAAAGTCACAGAACGAACAGGTAGTGCCTAGTACTCGATTACCTGTCTTTTCTTTCTTGTACATCTCTGGTTCATCGTCAAGCTTCTGCACTTTGATCGTGGGGTCTTGTAGTACTGTCATGTTGTAGGCAGCCTTAGCCAGCGCAGCCTTGCTCTCTTCGTCCTGTATGGACGGGGCATTGCATACAAGCACCTCACCGGAGGACTTGTTCATAACAATCCAACCCCCGAAAGGTTTGTCTACAGCAGCAGCGTACAAGTACCCTTGCAGGACGTACCCGAACGGATCACTATCTTTAACTTTATTGTAGTTTGAAAACTTATTCATGTAGGCGTATGGACTTGAAGTCTTAATGTCCCATACCTTACCGTCGATGATTACATCAAGGGTGCCATTTACTTTAATGCCAGCAACTGTAAGGGATACCTTTTCTTGGTACGCCTCAACGTTTATGCCAGCTTCTTTCATCTCAATGTACATCAATGTCTCAAGCAAGTCCCCGAACAGGAACCGATTGACAGAGTTGTAATCCATCTTCTTCTTAACCGCAGTGCCGTCCCGCTCAAGCTGTTGTTGGCATAGTGGTTTGCCTAAGCCTGACATACGGGGTCGCCATTTTTGATGCGCCTTTTCATTAGAGAATTGGCGAGCGACTGAGCTTGCCGCTTCTGCACCAAAAAAAGCGATAGTCTCAGGAGAGAGTTTCCTCTCCCCCGAAACCACACCTTGCAAATAAATCTGCAAATACTCTTTAATGAGGTTAGTCATTAGAGTCGAGAGCCTCTACAATTTCTGCGTCAGCAAAGTCGCCGCGTGCGTCCTTGTACTCTGACTCAATGTAAGCATTGTGAGAGTTAACAGACTCAACAAACTTCTCAAGAATAGGCACATCAGCCGCAGGATCAAACTCAACGTAATCCTTAACGTCGATCTTTGACTTGTAGTAGATGTTGCCCCCGTACTTCTGTCGCAGGGTAGAAAGCTTTGCTCTAGTATTAAACATCAGCTTACCCTGCTTCTCTAGGGTCTTGATCCAATCCGCAACAGGCATAAAGTTACTGCCTCGTGCGTACCAGACAACTGGTGTAGCTGCGATCTCATCAGTCTCAGCAGTGCCGTAAATAACTTGGGCACATTTGACGTTGGCTTGAAGAGTCCTCTCTGGGTCGTCAGGGTCTAGCAGTGCCAGTTCCTTTTTACCCAGCTTACCACAGCGAATGCCACCCGAGTTATCAAAGAACTCGTCGCCAAACGAAGCGGCTTGGATTGTCATGCTCCCATACGTCTGCTCTGCATTGTCCCAGACGGTATACATATACCGCCGCAGGAAGGGTCGGAACGTCAGTTCCTTTGTGTGCTGCCAGTCCCCTGAACTATCCTTAAACTTCCACTGACCTCTAGGAAGGGTGTTGCCTTCTTCGTCCTCAGTGTTGTGTTCAATAGAAAGCTTAGGCAGAAAGTCAACACTCTTTGTTGAACCTCCCGCGTCACTGGACTGTCCCAGCATCGCCATGATAGCAGAGGTGTCTGCCTTATCAGCCGTTACAAGATCAGTTAGTGATGGGGTTGTTACTACAGCTAAGTTACTCATACGTTAAGTCCTTTCATAGGTTCCAACCTCTGTAAGGTCAGACCAATTGCTTCCAATCTTTAACTCTATACCAACAGGTATATTGTAGTCAACCCCAAATCTCAAAGAACACTCGTCCTTGAGACTTAGCATCGCCTCTTTCATTAGCCTAATACTAATCTCCTCTTCATCGGGGTGAACGTCCATTACTATACTATCGTGTACTGTATTACAGATCAAGCTTTTTAATCCGTTCTGTTTTATTTTTTTACTAAGAACTACTAGTGCAACCGGCAATAGATCGGCTGTAGCAAATCCTTGAACAGGGTAATTCTTTATTTGTGTGGAGTTAGAATACCCACCATTAGGATATTTCCTAACGTTAGGGAACATGTACTCCCGGCCAGACGGCAGCGTTATCTTTTTCCTGACCAATGCCTCGTTGCATAGCCTTTGCTGCCACTCTGCAATGCCAGAGTACTTCTCAAGAAAAGTGGTGTAGTAACGGCGTTCTGCCTCGGTCCCTGTTGTGCCTCCGTATAGGGGCTTAAATGTGTGGGCCTTTGCATCTTGCCGAGATACACCAATCACTTCTGCTGTGTACGAGTGTACATCAACATTGTTGTTAACGTCTTCTATTGCTTGCTTGTCTTGAGATAGGAACGCCGCCACCCGAAACTCTAGCTGGCTGTAGTCCCCTTCAAGTATCTTGCCGTTTTCAAAGCGGCTTACGATTGCAGCGCGAACAGGGAACGTACCGCTTCTTGGCATGTTCTGGAAGTTAGGATTGCGCGAAGATAAACGGCCTGTTGCTGTTATGCACTGCATAAACTGTGGGTGTATGTATCCATTTCTGTTTGTGTTAATCTTAATGTTTTCTATAAAGGTATTGAGGTATGTAGATAAAGCATTATACCTCATGTACTTTTCAAGAAACTCTCTTTTCTGCCCGTCAACCTGTAACAGCTTGCTGCGTATAGTCGTCATGTCTGTCTTGAAACCGTGAACAGACAGGTCTTTCTCATTCTCTGGTCGCAAGCCAATACCGGCAATGTCGTTAGTCTCATGGTAGGTCGAGCCTCTACCAAAGCACACCTTGCACTTGCGGGGCATACCGTAGCTGCCATCCTTACGAACAAACTCTACCCGCCCACGTTCGCCACAGGTGGTGCATCCTCTACGTTGTGTTTTATTGAAGGAGCGTACCTTGGGTCGGTAGTTAATAATAAAATTACGGGTCGAGGTTGTTCTGACAAACTTTTTCTTCCGTTTGCCATCCTTGAGTACAGTGCCCAGATCAAAGCGGTCCTTCCAGACCCGCTTGTCCTTAACAGTCAGAGAGTAGAAAAGCTTAGAGCGATCCTCTGCTGAAGCAAGGTTTATTGGTGTGTCACCGCACAAGTCCTTTAGTGCAGCGTCTAGGTCTTCTTCTAACTGTGCATGCTCTCTTTTAAAGTCTCCTTCAATTTGTCTTATCTTATCCCCGTCAACCTTGATGCCGTTCGTTTCGATGTCACAAAGAACACGACAAACATCCATGTGAAGCTTGACTACAGGTTCCATCATTGTGTGGCCCATTCCTTCAAATCTATATCAAGCAACTCTGCTTGCACCATCGCAAGGTCATACGTTGAATCAACGTCCTGTTTACCATACTCTTCCAAGATTGTCCATGACATCTCATCAGGACCAACCTCCCAGTTATTAATCAGTCCTGTTTTCTTTTGCTGGACTGCACGCCTCTTACAAGAAGCATCGAGACTTATCTCTCTGTTCATGCCCCTAGCCAGTAAGTACTCGATGCCCATCGTATCCCACACCTTACCATCGTAGGTGAAGCCACAGTGCAACAGCCACTGGAGGTCGTACTTAATGTTGTGCCCCACCAACAGCGTTGTGGAATGTAGAACACTCTGCAACAAACTGAAGTTGTTTGGAGTAGGTTTTTTTTCAGAGTGGTAGAAGCACAGGTAGTTTTCATTTCCTATACTTGTTTTGTATCCGACTGACACCAGTTGGTTACTGCCAGAGTATGGTGTACTGTCCTTTTTAGAAAAGGTGTTCTCAATATCAAGACAGGTAATCATACGTAATACTTTCCTGTTGCAATGTCCAAGAAGGCATGGGCCGTCCCGTGCCAACCGTTAACTTTGTTCTTGCTTATTGTTAGGAAACGTGTGTTGTCCTCAACACCCAAGCCCTTGCCAATGCCAAGGATAACGTCAGCCTCACCAGCCTTGCCGGTACGACTGTTGTCCATCATGGAGAAGTCTATGATCTCCCGCTGGTGCGCCTCGTAGTTAGCCTGAGACACAGCCCAAACAAGACAGTCATTGCGCTTGGCTAGTTCCCGCCCCGACACGTACAGTTCCTTCAGTCGCTCATCGCCGCGCCCAAAGTCCCCACCAATCTTGACCTTATCTAGCTGGTCAATAAGTATAACGTCTGGTTTGTTAAGCGCAGTAAAACTACCGAGTTCTGTTATGTCTGTGCCAACAGAATCAATGACAACAAGGTTATCCCCAATAACAGAATCATATGTTTCTTTGTAATCATGTTTGTTCTCCGCAAGGGTGTACTTATCCACGCCGAAGAACGCTGTGGTTATTCTAAGCTTTACTTTCTTAGCCAACTCTTCGTTAGCCCAGTAGTGTACCTTCTTACCTTGTGCAAGGTACTGGGCCACAAGGTGTGAGCAGAAGCTCGTCTTGCCTACCTCTGGTCTGGCAAAGATGATACCGAAGTCTCCCCGGTTCATGCCCGGTAGATGTTCTTCCAAGGTAGGAACCCCAAACAAAAACTCCGGGGGCTTGCTGGTGGACTCCATCAACTCTTCAAATGTGTCCTTGACAATGGTGAAGGTTTCGTGTCCTTCCATTGAGTTGTTAGTCACACGGTCCATGAGCTTGGCAATGTCAGCAAAGGCATTGGGGTCGTCACCAACCCAGAACTGTACTGCCTTCTCTCCGATAAGCTTTGCCATGCTGCGTTCCCAGAACGTCTTGGCATAGTCGTAAGCCAAGTCATCATCCATGTCGGGCACGTTACATAGGCTGCCAATCAGTTGCTTTGCATCCTCGTCCTTGCTGTCAGGCATGGCAGGGAACATCATCTTGTGTACCGCAAGCACAGCCTTGTCATCCAACACATCAATGTTCTCGTACCGCAAATGAGCCTCAGTGATAGCCTGTGCTATCGACCTCCACTCCTTTGGGAACATCTGTGGTGTTATGAAGTTTTTAATCTTCTCCCAGTTTTTAGTTTTAAGGGTAGAGGCAAGAAGATTTAACTCTAGGTTTTCCATTCTTTATTACGTTCCTTCTAACTAAGAAAATCTTCAAGGGTGTCGTCATCCATATTCTTGATGTCAATGTCTGGAAACAACACAGACACCCCCGGCACCTTATGCTTGAGGGTAGCACACATCGACATGCTTTTCAATGCGGCGTCCTTATCTAAACAAACCAGTAGTTTATTAAAATTTTTGTTTATTAAATACCTTTCAAGAGTTAGTGACAGGGTAGTACCAGACAGCGCAATGCCAACGAAGCCATCCAGAGTAGAGACAACACATGCAGATGGTATGTCCTCAACTATCACAGCAGTCGAGCCAGAGCCTACAATGTATTCGGATGGTTGGTCTGTGTACTTGTACCACTTGGGTAAGCCACGCTTATGTAGGGTTCGACCAACAGCGTTGATTATCTTCCCCGGTGCTTGGCAATCCTCTACAAGAAACACAACACGGTTTAACTTTAAGTCGTACTTAACCTTGATGTGTTTTTCTTTGTGCATGGAGTAACACTGCACACGCTGCAAGTAACTGATAGCTTCCTTGCTGTACTCCGGTTCAATGAAACTATCAGTCGGTAGGAACTCCTTCGTTTCTTTAGCTGTTGGCTTCCTGTCTTGTATTGTAAACAGGGAACCCAGTTGAGTTGTTTTGTTAAGCCCAACAAAGGAAGCACCCTTGTTGTCACAGTCAGCCTTAAAACAATTGTAGACTACTTGGAATGTTGCCGGTAAATATGTAGCAGAAAAACTATTGCTACCACCACAAACAGGACAGTCAGTCCTAAGTCTTCCTAGTGTGACTGTCTCGTCTATACAATCGTCGTTAGTCTGTAGGTTGTGGGAGGCCATCTAAGAAGTTCTCCATTTCCTCGTCTAGCATCTCTTCTTCATACTGCTTCTTCTTCATCTTTACCACTCGCTGATGATATTTTTTTTCTTGTAGCTCGTGGGCAAATTCGTTTCTATTCTTAGGCGGCTTCATGCGTTCCCTGTCTTTTCGTTGGTGTTTCATAATCTCCTCTTGTGATCATACTGGAGGGGTAGTAATAGGTTTAGCCCCTGACGGGGTGAAACAATCCTAGCTATCGAGAAACCTTGCGTCAACCCCCTTGTAAGCATTTTGTTTCCATGCTACATAAGTAAGGTCGTAATCGTAGGGTGTCAACAAGCAGTGGTTGGCGTGGTTGCAAGAATGAGGGTGGCGCTTGCATTAGTGTGGAAAGGAAAAGGAATGGAAGTTAAAAAGGTTACACCAACACACGGCATGAGTTGGTATATTAAGTGGGTGGCAACAGCCTTTGTAATATTTGGCGCAGCCCTAAATTCATTCGACATTGAGCCATACAACATAGGCTGTCTTATGGTAGGCACATCCCTTTGGTTAGTGGTGGGCTTGCTGTGGTTTGATCGTGCGCTTATAGTAGTTAATGCAAGCATACTTGCTATATACCTTGCAGGAATACTGTCTTACTTTTATTATACAGGGCTTCCGCCGGTATGATTACAGTTGACATAACTCCAGTTATGAAGCAGCGAGCCACTCGTAAAGCAAACTCGATGGGCAAACTGTACGGTAGCATTACCAAAGGCAGGGGCAACGGCATTGGCTTTCTTGGAGAGGAGGTCGCCAACTTTATTATGGAGGGCGACAACATCAACAGCACAAAAAAATACAACAAGGACTATGACATTGTGCTGCCTAACGGCACGACTGTTGAGGTCAAGACCAAGAAGACCACCGTTGTGCCCCTGCCCCACTACGATTGTAGTGTTGCCGCCCAGAACTCAGACCAGAAGTGCGACTACTATGCTTTTGTAAGAGTGCATGAAAGCAAGAAGGAAGGCTGGTTCTTGGGTTGGATAACTAAAAAGGCATTCTATAACAACGCACGCTTTATGAAGCGCGGGACTATTGATCGTACCAATGGTTTTATGGTGAAGGCAGATTGTTACAACCTACCTATTGATAAGCTGTATCAGTTTAGTAAAAAGAAATGGCTTGGCTATGAGTAGACCGGACGCAATGCTAAACACAATGGAAACCCTCTACGAACAGTTCATTGAAGACGGGCTGTCCCCAGAGGAAGCTGAAGCTAAGGTCAATGAAAGGATGGAGCATGAAAGCCATGAAGGTTAAGATTGGTGCTTTTGATTTTGTTATTGATATTCTGCCTCTCAACGATGAGATATTCGGAGACTTTTCATATATCAATGGTAGAATCCGAATCGAGAAAAATTTAAAGGGTCCATTACTTGTAGACACTTTGCTACATGAAATTGGGCATGGCATTTTCGCAGTGTATCAACTCAAAGGTAACAAGGACAGCGAAGAGCGTACTGTCTCTGTCATGGCGAGTGGGTACACTCAGGTTTTTCGAGACAACGAATGGTTATTACCTTGGATCAAGAAAAATTTAAATTAATTTCTCCTCAAGAATTTCATTCCCGAAAAACGTATGACTTGATTGAGCGCTGGCGGTATGGGAGAATTAGCGAAAAACAATTGGTTGACAGCCTAGTCCTGATAGGGTATGACAAAGAAATTGTCAGTGATATCCTTGAGGATGATGGCTAATGCAAGTTGAACGTATAGACACAATGGGTAGCGACCTGACTGTGGTCAACTCGGCTCGTGTGTCCTTCTCTAGACACTCAGAGGAATTGAATAGAAGCGACGAGAAACTAATTGCATACCTTGCAAAGCATGGGCATTGGTCCCCATTCAGTCATTGCTTTGTACAGTTTAAAATTAATGCTCCTATTTTTGTTGCTCGCCAATTACAGAAACATCAGGTTGGCTTGGCATGGAATGAAGAGAGCCGCCGGTATATCGACGATGAACCAGAGGTCTACTCTCCACCTGAGTGGCGGCGCAGAGCAGCCGATAAGAAGCAGGGCAGTATGCTAGAGCCAGTGCCATCTCAGCAAGTGGCACAGAGCATTGCAAAAGAACTCAACGACAAAGCAATTGATTGCTACCGAAGGCTTCTGAAGTTATCGGTTTGCCCAGAGCAAGCAAGGATGGTCTTGCCTCAAAGTGCCTTGACAAATTGGTACTGGTCAGGCAGTCTGTATGCATTCAGCAGAGTGTGCAACTTACGGTTGAAAGACGATGCACAGGCAGAAACACGAGAGATAGCACAAGGCATCAGCAATCATTGTTCTGTTAGTTTTCCAATCAGTTGGAAATACCTAACTAAGTGTTGATAGAAAGGAGTATTATTTTGTACACCGAGTGCAAAGAATGCGGAGGAACAGGTCTTGTAGAACAGTACTATAATCGTGATCCCACTGAAGCACCAAAAATGCAAGAATGTGATGTGTGTTTCGGTGCTGGTCAGAATTATAATGAACAGCCAATTGAAGAGGAAGAGTAATGCCAGATAAAATTAAAGCAGCACGGTCCCGCGCCCAAGCAAATGGCGACAGTAAAAAAAAGACAGAAGATCGTGCATCATGGTTTGATGAGCATGTTGTTGTTATAGGTGCTGACACAGAACAAGAGGATAAGATTAAGAAAGCACTGCAAGCCAGCATGGCAACCGGAAATAGTGGAGGGTAATATGAATTACTTCTTAATCACCAAAGACAATGCCGAAAGTATTATGACCATTGCTAGGCGTTTGACATGGGATGACGCCGAACAAGTTATGGCTATCATAAAAGACTTGAAGCCGGTAAGGATCACCAATGAAGGGAAAGAAAACAAAGACCAAGAAGGACTCTTCAAAAACAAATTCTCCGGCACAGGGGACAGGAACGAAAAGAAAGGGCCGACGAAAACCCTCCCGCCCTCAACTTCAGGTGCTGAAGTCTGGGGTGGTGCTGGTAGCCCGGTTTACTAACAGTTGGTATGTAGCTGATGATGATTGATTGCAATGGAGGATGAGGATGAGTGACAAGTTCCCTGACAAAAAAGCTTTGTTGAGAGAGTTAAAGCGTCACAATATGTACTTTAAGCTTTTGTATAAAGAGGACACAGAAAATGCTTCCGTGGGTAAAGAAGCTTTTACATTCTTAGTCAGAGACATGGAAAGGATAATTGACGCTGTAAAAAACAATCTTCAAATTGATGAGTCACGCCTTCCCGCTGTCTTTTACAAAACTGACCCTGAACCACCAATCCTTGACATGTTTCCGTTTGTAGATGAGTTTTCAGAATAATTTGTAAAACATAAAAACAAATAATTTTGTAAACCATAAAAAAGCACGGTTTAATTTTTACGGCAGGAATACACCTGTCTCACCCCGCCGCTCCCCGCCCTTTGCCGTTGGCCGATCCTCGCGCCGCCGGTTTTTGGGTGGGGGGCGGTTTTTTCTTTCGTGGGGTGCGTCAATTTGTCGCATTTGTTTTTCGTGTTTGCCCATGCTAGGTTTAACTCCTCAATAATTGGAGTGTCACCTAATGACTAAATATAGCAGCGCCTCTATTCTCTCCAACGCCGTCGCACATTATATCAGCACTATGCCACAATCCGACATAGAAGAGTATCTCTATGTTAATTTAATGTCGCATTTTGAGAATGTGGCCGATTACGAAGAACTACAAACATTTATTAAGGACTACACGCCCGAACCCATAAAATATCAAGATTTGACTTGGGAAGTCTCCGCCGAAGATAAGCCCAACGCGGGCGGTGCCGCATGACCACCTACGAATTGTGGCGAGAAAACACCGACAAAACAAAACCCCCAACACCATTAATTAAGTCTGATAAAAAAGCCGACATTGATTCTGCTATTTCTTTATTGAAAAAAGATAGCCTAGGACATGGGCTTTACATTCGGGAGTGGCACCACCACACTGATGGGACATTCCATAAGGCCGTGCAATCTCAATTCTTTTACCCACGGGGGCAATACAGTGTCTAATCTACTCAACGTCGCCAACGCCAAGACAATCAAAGGCGAGGCCCTAGGCTATCGCACTCACATTCTCTACCTATCTTCCGCCGATCAATCCGGCCATGAAGTCTGCAACGATAGGTCCGACGCCTGTACAAAGTTTTGTTTGGACAAAGCAGGACGGGGCAGGATGCAATCCGTCATCGATGGGCGGATGCGTAAAACCCGCCTTTACTTTAATGCTCCGTCAATGTTTAAGGCGCTATTAAATAAAGAGATACACCGCGCCATTGCCAATAAAAGCAAACGTGATTTAGAACTATGCTTTAGATTGGACGGCACCTCAGACTTAGGTCTTGGCATTGGTTTTGCCAAGCGACACCCTACCGCTCAATTCTACGACTACACCAAAAGCCGTAAACGTCTTGAGATGTACGCCGCCGGTAATCTTCCGAACAACTATCACCTTACCTTTAGTTGGTCCGGCGAGAACCGCGATACCTGCCAGTGGGCACTTGATAACAACGTAAACGTGGCCGTGCCATTTGTTGGCGATTGGCAAGGGGAAGCATATCCCCAGAGCTTCATGGGCTTCCCAACTATTCCCGGCGATACCCACGACCTACGATTTAAAGACCCCACGCCGCGCGTTGTCGCATTAAAAGCAAAGGGGTATTTGTCCGGCGATCATTCTGGCTTTGCGGTTCGGCCCGACGCATGATAGAGGCCCTGTTTTTAGTAGTCCGCCTTTTGGGCTTTTTTTGTTTGCTTGTGTTTTTATTGGTCTTACTTTAAAAGACCTGTATTCGATCAACCCAACGTAGGAAAAAACAATGCAGATGCACTCCGACACCAACAGCACAATCGACGCCTTTATTCCGCTGGACCACAGACAAAGTCAGGCGGCGCTATTCGCTGAGAAAAACGGCATTGCAACCGCTCAGGATGTCCGGCCTGAATATCACTGGTATCACACGGCAGACGGCACCGAATCCGACGCCGCTGGCTACATTTCAGACAGCGTGGCCGGTCATGTCCTGAACCCGCTAGTCTCCAACAAATATGCCTTCACAGCACCGCAGGACCGATGGGACTACGCCGACCAACTACTTGAGGACAGCGTATTGAACACCACCGGCAAGCTTGTGTCATACGACTGGAAGGACAACGGCGCGTCGAGCTTCCGGCAGGTAGTCTTGCCAGCACACTCCAAACCAATCCGTGATGGTGGTGATGAGATCGCCTTCCGCATCGCCGAGTGGGATAGTTGTGTTGGTGGCGCATATCAATTGAAAGCCGGTTTCTACGAGTGGTTGTGTGCTAACACCTGCACCCGTGGCGAGGACGTTCTATCAATCCGCGCAATCCATCGTGGTCGTCCTCGGAAGTCGATCACGGCAGAGGACCGCGAGGACATGGCCTACCAAGAGCAAAAGCGCTACGGCAAACTTCTGGACGCAACCAAGAACGCCTTGGGCATTTACGAAACAACAGTCCAAACCTTGCAAGAATTGGCAACCCTGCCCGTGATGGCTGGGGCCGATACCCTCAATTTCTTCCGTGCATTGTTGGGTAAGAGTAAACAGAACCGCGCACTTGCCGACCACCTCCACGCCAAAACCGAAGAGCACTTTGCGATCAAAGATAGCTCGTGGTTCGACGTGCATGAAGTCCTAACCGACTACGCCGCACGAGGTACCGGCACCGAAACGCTGGACAATATCTGCGACCGTTCCCGTCAAGATCGCGAGACCCTAGCAGCAAGGGCGACTGATTTCATGCTGGCTTTCAATCAATCCCCAATGGCTGCGAGCGAGGCAATGGCCGCTTAACTACCAACCACCCTCCCAGAGAGAACTAGGCCCTCAGAAATGGGGGCTTTTTTTTGTGTGCGACCTATGCCAGAATTGGGCTGTTCTTAATATTAACAGGAGTTAATCAAATGAAAATCGATATGCACGAGTACACCATTCTAGAACGCGGGCGGTCACAAAAGGGGCATTATGTTCTAATGCAACACGATCAAGCGCACGATGTCGATTGGTATCCGTTTGTGACTGTGTGGGCGGAATTGGTCATAAAAAATGGCTACACTCCCTACTACCGCTATTCAAAGGAAAGCTATTTTAGCGCCCTTGAGGACGCAACTATTGATTATTACGAGCGGTGCCGTGACCTTGCCGTAAAACAACGCGCCCAACGGCGACCATCATATGATGGGAAACGGTTCAACCGGCATGACGCCAGCGTGCACGCATGATCACCAAAGCACAAAAGGCTGCGCTTCACAGCGTCTGGCTGCGCGGCACGTCCAGTGAACTCACACCCGAATACCGTAGCAATGGGTACGGGTTGCAAACATATCTTACCTTCCGCCGCCAACAAGTATCACAGGGGCTGGGGTGCCTTATGGTCAAATGGCAGGGCATGTGGCTGGGTATAGAGCCTGATGGGTACACCCACAGCTAGTTAACAACCACCCTTCAAACTAGGCCCCGGCATTGTCTGGGGCTTTTTTTGTGCTGTTCTCAATAACTATCGATAAGCACTCAACCGACTGCCCGGGCTGGATTAATTGCAAATCAAATCTGCGGGGGGATTTTGTAATCATACAAAAGGACGTGCGCGCGTGCGTGTTAAGGGGAGTTTTAAGAAGGGCCACCGGGGGGGCTACATAACAGCCCAAAATCAGGCTCGATATACCCCTTCTGAAACCCTTGATACGCCTCAAAAATCCGCTTTCCTTAATATATATTATG